AAAGAAGATTTTGTTAGCTATCTTTCTTTTAACAATTTCAATAGCTTTTTGTTTATCTCCATCTTTAAATGTAAATTCAACAGTATTACCCGTACCTTTTAGATCAATATATTTTGGTGCATTAGGATCATCAAATTGATACCCTGCTTGTGTTGCTAATATTTGAGCTATAGCAGCATCATCTCCAGTCAAAGCTTCAGCCTGTGAATCAAGCCATTGATCAAATGTAGTAATATCGTCTGGTAGACCTAGTTTTTTTAATCTGTCTTTGTTGTTAAACATTTGTCTAAAATCTGTAAGAGTATACTCTTCGCCAGATTCAGTTACAAAGGCCGTCATCATTACCCCTAAATCATCTACAATTTTATTAGTTTCTACATCTAAATCAACTTTAATTCCACCATCATACTTCATTAAATCTAAAATAACTCCTGGGTTTTGAAAAGCATTAGGGTTTTTTTCAGGATCAGGCATAATAGTATATTGTCCTTTATCGTCTTTACCCATGGTAACAACTTGTAGTTGTCCATTAGCCGGGTTAGTCATAAATTTTTTATCATTAAGGTTTCCAAAAGACTCAATACGTTTCATAAACGCCATGTCTGCTTCAGTAGCTGTTTTATTTTTTACCCTTTCTTGAGCGGCTGTATACCATCCATCATAAACTTTAGTTATGTTTTTAAAATTAGTATAACCATTTTTCATTTCATTTAATCTCGTTTTGTAATCATGCATTTTAAATACACCTTTACGAACAAGCCTCATATTCATCATAAGTTGCTCTTGTTGGGATTGTGCAGAATCTAATAAAGCTTCATCTAAAGATTGATTGTTTACATCAGGAAGTTCATTTAATTTTTCTATAGCAGATTGTGTAGCGTCTTCAACTGCCTGTTGATCAGCTTTTCTTTTTTCGTTAAATAAACCTATTTGTCGTGATATAGTGTTAGCTACACTACCCCAATTCACTGGAGCTGCTGGATCTAGTCCTGCGTATGTAGAATATTTACTTTTATTAGATGTAGCCATAAATTATTAATTATCAAAAATCATTGAGGCCAAATCTTGTATGACGCTTGATTTCCCGCCTTTAAGATTTAACAGCATTTGTTTCTTTTCAGAGTTGCTTAATTTATTAAATAAAGGATTATCAGTAAACATTTTTCTTGTTTTTTCATTAGTCGCATCAAAGCCTTGAGGAAGGCCAGTCTCCTTAAACACATCCATACTTCCAACTTGATTGATTATGTCACTTGTTAATTTATCATCTCTACCTTGTAAGTAACCTGGAATCATTCCGGCAGCACCTTGTAATCCTGAGGCTAATCCTTCTTGAGCTCCCGCCATAGCTTGGCTCGCCTGTCTATCGGCATCTTTAGCTCTAAGAGATTCGTCTTGAGCCATACCTACATTTATATCTATACCTTGTTGGTTTATACTTTGTTTAGAGTCAGCTTTCATTTTATTATTAGCATACAATGCCTCACCTAATGCTATTCTAGTTTTTTCACCTTGTTCGCCAGCTAAAGCTCCAACTCTACCAACTCCAGAAGCGACTGATCTTGCGTCACCTTCTTGAAGCGCTTGTAATGATTGTTGTTGTTGTTGTAAAGTCTCTTCAAATTGTTTGTTAAACGCATCTAACGGTACGTTAACTCCAGCATAAAAATCTTTTTCAGCCATTCTTTTGGCTTCGTCCATTAATTGTTTGTTTTTTCTTTCTGCTTCAGCTTGTTTACGTCTCGCTGTAATCATACTGTCAATACCCATACCAAAACTAGCTAACCCAGATAATGCGCCAATACCTCCAGAAACTGCACCAAAGATTTCTTCTGTGCTCATTCCTTCACCGTCTTTATATCGGTCTTGATTTTGTTTTTGTTTCCACCTAGGCATATTAATAATTTTTAATGGTTAGAATACACAAAGATACTAAATTCTAAGGATAACTTTTCATGACATCACTACCTACTGAGAATAGTTCAACCGGACTGGTATTACTGTTTGTTAAAGTAAATTCCATGTAATATCCTAAAACACCATGCGATTCCGCAATACTGTTTTTGTAGGACATTATAAAGTCTCCTTGTACAGGGATATATGCGTTAGGATCGGATGCGTCTACGGTAAGTGTATTGGCCGTCATTGAAGTGATTGATCCTACTAACTCAGGGGTTGTCTTTGCGTAGATAGCATCGCCTACACTTAGAATACTTCCTAAGGGTTCTGTGAATGTTATAACTGTAGCATTTGCAGCACCAGCAACAGCTGTAGCAGAACCTAAACCATTTGCAGATCTAAAGTTCCAATTTACAGTGTCAGCCTTACTTCTAATATATGTAAACCATTCTCCCTCTTTCTTTTCAAAATAAGCGCTTGCCATAGATCCACTGTTTAAATCTGTATGTAAATCTGACACTGTCCAACTGTCGTCACTTTCTAAAGACAATGTTTTAAATAATTTTATATCTAATGTTGGTTTAGGATTAAACACACTAGTAATAGATGATGTTCCCTGAATACCATAATAGTTATTACGCAAAGAGTTTGTATTGTGTTGATATAAATTACCTCCTTTAAAAGAATAAAAGTAACTATTCATACCAATCATAAAGTCTGGATAGAAAGTATAGAACGATGGCCAGCCTTTGCTGCCGTCACTATATGATAATGTTTGTAATGTTTCTATTGCCATATCTTTTTATTTAACATAATTGAGGATAACCTAAATTCACAACACCACTACTATTTACTTGAATATAATTTCTGTTATTACTTCCAGTGCCACTTAAATAATAATACCCACCAATTAAAGTGGTTGTTCCAGCAGAATCACTGTAACAAGTATCCCCAGTAGCTGGCAGCGTGCCACTTCCATCGTGATAATAAGTTTGATTAGCTGGAGGGTTTGATCCGTCAAATGGACACACTCCGTTAAAGTTACCCATAGTGGATGAGCTGTATGATGTTAATGCTGAAGGACATGATGTGACAGAAGCTACTACACCCGCTCCTCCTGTTATTTCTATATAAATCCCACTTCCAGTTGTAGCAATTTTATAAAAACCATTACCTAACACAGTAGTTTTACATAAATCACTGTAGCATACATCTGTTGCAACCGGAGGCTGACCAGAAGATCCGTTATGGTAATAAGTTTGATTTATAGTAGCAGCACATGCGTTAGTTGATGTGGTTTTAACCAAACTAGACGTAAACGCTACCCCTACTGAAATTGTGCCAACACTAGCAACAACACCTGAACCACCTGTTATTTGCATAAACGTAGTTGAAGTTAACTTATAATATCCATTACCTAAAACATTTTGTCCAGGATCTGAATAACATACGTTAGTTGCAACAGGCGTACTTCCTGAACCTGTATGGTAATATGTTTGATTTATTGTTGCTCCACATGCAGCTGACTCGCTTGCTTCTACCGTAGAAGAACTGAATGTTGTACACTCACAAGTATATGTTGTACTTAAAACAGGTGTGCTAGGCGCACCCGTTTGTTGTCTAAATGTATTGCTAGACGTTTTGTACCAACCGTTTGGAGCCGCTGTTGTCAATGCCGCATTTGTATATATGGCTGTAGCGGTTGCAAAGGAAGTTGTGTTTAAAAAGTAGGTTCCTTGCGTGGGCATTTATTTTATTTTATTTATGGGGCACAATTGCTTATTCCCGCTACATACCCGTCAGTTCCAGTAATATGAATCTTTTTATTTGCTGAGCCGTCTACATAGTGATAATGTTTTGGATCAGCTACTGCTGTACCTGCTGAGTTTGTAAACATCGTATCACCTGCTACTGGATAAGTTCCGCTTCCGTTATGATAGTAAGTTGTTCCTGGCGTTAATGAACATACTCCAAGGAAGTTACCACCTATTGTAGCTGTAAACGATGTTAAACTTGAACATCCAGTACAACACACATCATCTGCACTTGTTCCTACACATAAGCTAATTGAAGTTGCACAATCTGAACATGTAGTTTGTGTTCCTAAAGTTCCTGTTCCTCCCGTTACTTCTCTATAAACAATAGCTCCTCCGTTACCAGGGTTAAATGAATAGAATCCATTACTTGCAACTGTAGTTCCGTCAGCTGTACTATATAATATAGTTGAAGTTGCAAAAGTTGTTTGGTTCATGTAATATGTACCTGACACACCTGTACAACATCCTATTGCTGCTGTACTACCAAATGTTAATCCTACTGCCGGGAAACATGTAGCACACGATACTGCTGTGCTTAAACCTGTTCCATCTTCTGCATCACTTGTTTTTTCTCTACTTTGAGAACTATATGAATAAAATTGATTAGCTGCAAAACTACTCAATAATGGATTTGTATAAATACTGTTTGTTGCTGTAAAAGAAGTTTCTACATAAAATGATGAAGTAGTCCCAGAACAACATGCTGCGAATGCTGACGCTCCGTAACCTAAAGTCAAAAGAACTCCACATGTAGTACATGCAGCTGAAGGGCCTAGCGCACCAGTACCTCCAGTTACCTCTCTATAAACATTGTTATTGTCTTTATACCATCCGTTAGGAGCAGCTGTTGTTAACGTTGCTTCTGTATATATATTTGTAGCAGTGTTGGCGTTTCCTGAAGCCCAGACTGTATCATTTAAAAAGTAGGTTCCTTGCGTTGGCATAAACTAATAATTTTATTCTTGTAAATTTACAAAAAAAAAATATAATATCCTTAAGGTTGACTAAGGAGTTCCACAAGCTTCAAGTAGCGCTACAAACCCTGTATTATTTGTAATTCTAAAAAACGTACTTGTTCCAGATGCATTAGTGTGATAATAATCATTAGCTAAAGGATTTACTCCGTTAGCGTCGGAGTAGACTAGCTCTCCAGCCGCAGGTATAGTTCCGGATCCGTTATGATAATATGTTTGTGTATAGTTAGTGTCTCCACACACCCCGTTAAAAGTCCCTCCTATTGTTGCAGAAAAAGCTGTAAGTGTTGTTCCACAACCAACACAACAGACTTCAGATGCTGAAGTAGAGTCATAGCATAACGACAATGCATCTCCACAGGTCGGACAATTTGCAGCTGCTTGCAGAATACCATTCACCTGTCTACGAGCAATAGTACCTAAAGAATAATAACCGTCAGCAGCTAAAGTGTTTAGCGCTTGATCAGTGTATAAAGAAATTGCATTTGCAAAACTTAATCCATCAAAGTAATATGTTGCTCTTGTTGCCATAATTTATTTAACAATTTTGTAATCCATTTCCGTCTATATCTCCCGAGCCGTCAGTTCCAAACCATACGTTAGCAGCTCCATTAGTTCCAACACTATACAATAACACTATACCTGTAGCAACCGTTCCTGTATTATCACTATATATAGTAGTTCCAGCACCGTCACTTGGCCCTGTTCCTGTTGTAGTATAATATACTTCGTCTAAAACTCCAGAATACATACACGCTGTTTGAGGGTTTGCTTGTTGTTTGGTGTTGAACGGATAGTAAGTTACCGTAGGGCAAGTTACTACCGCATATACTTGTCCAGTACCTAAGTTTAAATTAATAAATTCTGTTGAAGATATTCTGTAGTATCCGTCAGTCAACTTAGTCTGCCCTTGATCTGAATAACAGAAGTCTCCAGCTTGAGGCGCTGCATTAGCCCCAGTATGATAGTATGTCTGATCTATTGATTGTGTACATATAGTTGATATTTGAGGATCATTTACACTAGAATTAAATGCCTTTATTGCACAACTTCCATTACTAACAACCACTCCACTACCATTAACTTGTATCCACTCATTATTACTTCCCACTTCATAATATCCAGATTGTAATCTTGTACTTGATGCGCTGTCATCACATGTGGAAGAAGAATAAACAGTATCACCAATTGAAGGTAATACGTTTACACCATCATGATAATATGTTTGACTTGCAGGCTGTACACACGCTATAGCTATAGAAGACTGTACTGTACTTGATAAATATGGTGTACAGAAATCTCCACAACCACAACACGCATCACCGACTACACTAGCATCATAACAGAACGAAGCTGAGTTAGTTGTTCTGTAATCGTATATTAAATATAAGTATTGATTTTGAACAGGTAAATTTATTGAAGATATTGTTGCTTGATATAATCCACTTGAAGGACTGTTTACATCTGAGTTTGGCACTGTAGTTGCAGCAGCCAATAACGCATTTATATCGGTACTATTATTATCATACAAAGTGTTTGATGATAGCCATGCAAAATTATCATTGTTTACTACCCATGTATAGTCATCAAAATTAATTTTATTTGACCTTACCGTTACGTTAGATCCTGAGTAAGGATATACACCTATTGATCTTGTTCCTGATTGTATAAAATATTGTGAAGCTATTTGAACGTCTGATCCAAAAGTCATCATGTTTGATGCTACTGGACTTGATACATTAGCATCATTCCATTTAAATTCGTTATGAATAAACTTACCAACATCTTCACTTGAACTTATACCTACTTGAACTACTACTAAAGAAGTTTCTGTAGGACAGTTACATGTTATATCGTAGTCGGCTGATGGGTTTGGCGTAACCGTAACTAAAACAGTTGTTGGACTATTTTTAGTTTTATTAAAATTTAAACTTCCACTAGTTGTAGCATTACTTACTGAAGCTACTTGAGTGCCGTCCCAAACCATACTTACACTCATAGTTCCTGACGAAATAGTATAATCAAACACTACATTACCAATTACATTTCCTATTTCTATTGTATATTCTTGAGCACTTGTAGAATTTACTAATGATTTTTGTGTTCCACAAGGTAATATTACCGGTGGTAATGGTACTGTATCTCCATTAGTGCTTAATACATATTCGTCCATATACGGATCATAAGCTCCTAGTTTCTGTGTATTTAACTGAACATTAAACTGATCTCTAAACCATGATCTCATTCCGGTGTCAGATATAACTTCTAACGCATCATTATTAGCTGATGTACCTTTTAGTTTTATTACAGCAGTTCTTTTAGTGTCGGTAAAATACATGTCATAACCCCAAGAGCTGAAGCTTTCTGGGTTGTAACTAATACCATACTCTTCTATTCTAGCTATTTGTGTTCCTAAAACTTGAGGCACTGATGCAATAACACCACCACCTGTTGAATCACTAATAAGATTTTTTCCAGTTAACACATAACTTATCTTATCTTCTTGCAACACAAGAATATCTGTTTCTCTTGAATGCAGTTTCATTATAGGGCCAAAGCTTGTTTCTAAATCTTTGAAATTTACTAACCCTAAATTAAATTCATTTAAGTTATTTAAATTAGAATTACTACTATATATACCACTGTATGTTAATTCAGCAAATCTATCTGCTTCTTTAAAATCTTCTTTTGACACCGCCAAAACTCTTTCACCTAAGTTTACAGCTTGACCATCTAACGCATCTAATACTTTGTAACTTTCTACTCCATTTCCAAAAGTGTAACAATTAAAAAACGGTAATGTTACAATAGCATCTTGCGTTGCAGTTTGAGCTTGGTCTCCATCGCCATTACCACCCATGTGATAACCACCTATAACGTCATAAGCTTCAGATGAATCATAAAACAAATTAGGATCTGCATCCGCAGGTTGTGTTTCCCATACAATTAAATTATTAGCTCTAGTAACCACTATCTCAGCTTCCATGAACCAAGTTTTCCCACCGTTAGCACACGCAATTACCCCACTTCTACAAGCTAAATATAATGGAGAAGCCGCATCACCTGGCGTTGCTTGCCAAAATTGGAAGCTAGGTGTCCATGGTGCTGGACATTGTACAGCTCCAGGGCTAGTAGCAATTGTATTAATAAAAACAGGGTTTTGTAACCTTCCATCACCGTCATCAATAACATCTCCTGCTGCTGGATTTATAAAATCTCCCTGAAACCAAGCATGTAAGTCATCATAATCTTGTGAAGAAACATAAGTGTTTTCCCATATATAGTCTATACCAGGACATCCACTTGCATCATGTCTGCCTATTCTCCATTTTATTTTTACACTAGACTGTGCTGGTATTGTATAGTTGTCAGTAACATTATTAGAGTCAGTAGTAAAAGCCGGATACTGTAAATAAGGAGTGCAATAAGATCTGCTAGTATCGGATGCAGTTTTTTCACCCGCATCAATAACAGCATTTGAGTCTAAATTAATACTAAAGTTTTGAGCTCTAATTTGCATATAAAGCCCCGCTAACTGATTAGAATCAGTAGGAGCCTCGCCCTCAAGTTCTAAAAAATTTGATGATTCAGCGCTAACATCTAACACTTGACATGTGACCTCTCTATTCAGCGGCCCACTTGCATCAGTTTTAACAATTAATAAATCACCTTTCTGTACTTTGTTTTGATTATCACCTTCTAACTTAAAGTATATAACTCTTGTTGTTTGACTTTGATAATAAAAACTAGAATATATTGTCTCATACCCTCCTTCACTTGGTTTTAAAACAAACTTATATTTTGTAGCCCATGTAGGGGGATAATTCTCTATATTAACTTTTATTTTATTTTGATCAACAGAAGCTGAAGCTGGAACAAAAGTTGTATTGAACTCTGAGACTAATACTGTAGAAGCCCTACCATAATCGTCCATATATACAATTCCTGTTTCATAGTCTCTATTACTATGCAGAGAAGATGTGTCTTGACTAGAAGTAAAAGTTCCTTGACCTCTTGTAAAATAAAAATATTCATACACATCAGTCGTTCCTGAATTATACTTCATAGCTAACACTTGCAAGGAAAACACATTTGATCCTACTGTAGATCCTATTCTAAAACCTTGTTGTGTTTGAGAATCAATACTACTGTTTGATTTAGTAAACACACAATTAGTAGGAACTATTGTAACAGTGTTAAATAAGTCTGTTAACGAATTACCTTGAGTGGATGTTGCTAAAGGTTGAAAATTAGTATTCAAAACTGTACCAATACGTTCAGCAAATTCTATTGAATTTACCATTTCATACACTGAAGTATAATTTCTATTTACTGGAAATATTACAGATAATTCAAATGGAGTGTTTTCAAACGCTGAGTCATAACACGCATCACCGGTATCTCCATTTAATTGAGAATGTTGTATAAATACTGTAAAAGCTAATGAAGATCCTTTGACTAATCTATTAGCAAAATCACTTAAATCAAAACTAATTTTAGAATTTTGTACAGTTGTGTTTGTGTTAGGATTTATAGTATATACAGCTCCTGTTGACATTGTTGCCTCTGGCAAATCGTCAAATAATATATCGTTAGTAAATAACGATGTTGTAAAGTTAATAGGTATATCCTGTCCAGCTGCATTTATTATATCATACCCATCAGTATAGTTACCATAAATTAACCTATTACCCTGTATTGTTTGAGCTTGTGCAACTTTAGGAACATTGTCATATAATCTCAATAACTCATCGCTTCCTAGTACAGTATATATTTTACTGTTTGTAAAAGTATATGTTTGTTTTGAATTATTAGCCCATCCATAGTCAGATTTTTTAAATCTTTCTATAACATAAATAGAATTACTATTACTTGGTTTAAATAATAAATCAACCTCGATAACTTTATCTGATCCAGTTTCAAACTGTACCTCAATAGAGTTATATATATTTTTCATTGAAGCATTATTGAAATTATTCACATCAAAATCAAAAGGCCCTGGTTGAAAAGCTGCGGTAGAAAACAACGATGTTGCACTATACTCATTGTTTACATACCTATATCTATAAGCAAAAGTTATAAATCTAGTTTCTAAATAATTCTCTTCTCCAGGAATATTTAAAAACTCTATACTTGGTGCAGGTAATGTGTCTAAAGTATCAAACCCTGGCGGTTTTAAAATAACACTAATATCAGTTTCTTTAATACCATCGTTTATCCCTGCTGGATCCGGATAGTTTTGAGTTACATTTATTTTTCTAGGAGGATTTTTGTCGTCTGTCCAAAAAAGTAAATCTTCTATCTTGTTTACTCCAGTAATTAAAAACTTAGGATCAAAGTTTAATACTTGTTTGCTAATAACATGATATGTTATAGCTTGTGATTGTACATTGAAAGAAACAATTAAATCTAACTTGCCACCTACAACAGGATTGTTTGCATCATGAATAAACCAATAGATAGTTTCTTTTGATCCATCTTGGTAGGCTCCTATACATACAGCTGAATTAGATAAATTTTGACCACCATAAGCTAGAGTGGTTAACTGTGTGTTACCTTTTGAATTTTCTACAGCACCTATTTCAGTGGTTTCTGTAGATCCTAATCTTACGTTAATTGCATTAACATATTGGCCTGGAGGAACAAGACGTTCATCAACGCTCTTGTTCATTTTACCCGCAACAAAATTTGTATTTACTATCGGCATCTTACTTTAACCATTTATCCTGGCCTCTCAAACTCATTAAAAGGCGACCAGGGTGAATATTACTTAATCTAATTTTTGCATTTCTTAACAACGACGACTTATCTTTCCTTGCTCTATTTACAATATATTCTTGTACCCCTAATCTACCATTTAAAAGAGAATATTTTACATAAGCATATAAATATTCTTCAAACAATTTATTAACGCTGATGCTTCCGTCTTCACCATTCTCCATGCCATCTGAAACATACTCTACAACTACTGAAGCTCCGTTACCTATAGAGCTAAAATTAATAACTCCTCTTTGCTTGTCTATACTAAACGTTGGATTTGCGTTAGCAGTTTCAGTGTTTAAACCAAATCTTGCTCCTATTCCAAAGTCAAAATACCAACATCCATCTACATTCCATCCTGATTGATTGTTGTATGCGCTACTTTCATTTAAATAAATAGTTTTAGCGCCACTTGTAAAAGACATGTCTAGTTGTGAAAACTGTGGTTTTAATACATTGCCGTCTTGATCATATATAATTTTGGCATTATTATCTTGTAAGTATGTTGATGCCCATCCTGTTTGTATATTCTCTGTCAAAGGATATAATACGCCGTTTAAATATTGTGATATTCTTACCCAATTTACATAGTCAGAGGGTAATATAAATCTTAAATTATCATCCAAATCCATCTGCAATACTTTCACTTCTTTCATCGCATCATAATTCAATTCCTGAATTCCTCTTTTAGCATGAAATAAAACTTGGTATCTATTAAGATTATTAATTAACTCATGATTACCTTGATACATTAACATGAAATTATTTACAATATCATTTAATGAAACGTACTGGTATGATCCCCAATTTTTATCCTGAGGTATTGCTCCTGAGTTTGCGTAATATGCGTAGTCATTTATATAAGCCATATCTTACGTTTGTATTTGGTTGTTATTAACTTCTTCTTGTTTACCAAACTGATAAACATCTCCTTCTCTAATCTCTATACCTATATATTGACATATTTTAGCTACAATCCCAGGTTCGTCTGATGAAGGCAATTCAAAGTCTTGATAATCCGCTTGATTAATGTCAAATAATGGCTCACCAGAACTAAGTGTTTGGTATGTCCATTTAGGCGATAAAGGGTATCTAATATATTCAGCTGTTACACTTCCGTTATTTGTTATTGTTGTAGGGTAAACTGTAATCGTGTTACCTAGCTGACCAGTGTTTGCATCACCAATAACAGACGTAGTTGCTCCTCCTAACACATAAGCCGGGAAACCTGTAGATGGTGCAGTAAGCGGTGAATTGTTTAAATAAAATATCTTATTCTGATTAACTCTTTCAACTTCAACAATACCTGTTGTATTAAATATACCATAACCATTTCCTATAGTTGCTGCCACTCCAAAAGGCGAGTATGATAATGTAAGTTGAGTTTCACTATCTACACTTATAACAAACGCACTAAATCCTGAGTAACTTGATGAAGCCGTGGTATTTACTACTTGTTGCCCTACCTTCACTCCGCTAGACACAAACGTAGCAGTCGTATCTGTTAATGTATTTAAACCTGCCGCAGTGCTTGTTCCTGATGTTATTTGTGTTGGGAAGTAGTTTACTTTATTAATTAAATAATAATCACTAGGTAAATTAAATAAATTAGCTCCTTGTTGAGCTAAACTTCTAGTAACTGAAAAACTATCAATTACTTCAACCAATCCTTTTACAATATCAGCATATCCTGTTCCTGAAAGTCTTTGGTTTTCTTTATTAGTCCACGCATTGTATTGATAAAAATAATCTTCAAACAAGTCCATTTGCGCTTGTTGCGCATATAAATTAAAGTCTTGAGGAGAGATATATCCGTAATTATTTTTATTAGCAATAGCTAAAACAGTATTTCTAACCGAGTTAATCATGTTAAATTCTTTTTACAAATATAGTCAAAAAAAAAGAGGTCACTTTTTTTGTAACCTCTGATTTTTAATAAGTAAAAAAACTTATGATTGTAATGAAGCAGCTTTTACGCCTGTCACAATCGCAGTGATCTTAGACGGTGGAGTACCAGATGCAGCACTTTTAGGATAACCTCCTGGTGTGTAAACTGGTTGTTGCCATGAAAGCTTAAGCGATGTTTCTACCGCATCATTTAAGAAATCTTTCCATAAATGAGAATTAGCCACAATTGCATCATGAGTAATTTCTAAAGACTGCACTACGTTAGTTTCAGCTGGTACTGTAGCTGAACCATCATTTTGAATAGCATATCCTGCTTGTGCAGAAGAAATACTATTGTAAAAAATGTTAACTTTTGTTGTGCTTTCTTGTTTAATCTCCACGATTCCGTTCACGGGGATTAGTTTATATCCAGCATCTTGTCCAACGCCTGATATAAGTAGTTTGATAAATTTTTCCATAGGTAATAATGTTAATGGGTTAATAAAGCACAAAGATACGCTTTCTATTTATCTTTTTTTAAGCGTTTCTTCAAGAACTTGTAAGCTTCTAAACCATTGTCACTTTGCATATATGACGTAACGACTCCTATAGGTTCCTCATTAAAAGGTATCGTTAACATTTTCTTTTTATTACTTGGTAAGTTAAAGTAAACATCTCTTTGATTATTTCTAAATGATAACCAGTTGTTGTCAAAAAACAAATGCACTTCGTTTTGCATTTCCAATAAAGGATCATTGACAACCTCTATTAAGTCTTCAGGATTGTTTTTAGCATACACTAAAATATCTCTTTTTAATTCAGGAATAGTTAAAGTATCAACAGACGCTCCCATTAAAATTCTAGATACAGAAAGTAATTTATCTGTACTTAAATTTTTAGCTAAGATTTGGGCATCTAATTCTAACTCTACCGAAACAAGCTCTTGTGACGCATCTTTAGCTCTATCAATTTCTTCAAATATCATTCCGTTTCCAGGATGATAATGTAAAAATTGTTGTAATACTTGGTTTTCTCTTTGCACAACCAACATACCATCTTCAAACACAATAGGTTCTAGAATAGCATTACCATCTTGTTCGTCTTCAAAAGGGCTTTTTTGGTTTCTTGCATATCTTAAAGGCCTGTTTACACCTTGATCTTCGTCAAAGTATAATAAAGGTGATCTTACAGAATGTCTTGAGGATAGCATATAAGATAAAGGTCTTTCACTTCTTTTTAATTTATACGCTTTATTTTTAAGGGTAGTATTTTTTTTCATTATAATATAATTTAATTTGATTTAATAATAATAAATATTACCCCCGTCTTTAAAACGAGGGTAAAATTTATGTAACAATTTAGTCTTGGAATAAGAAGAAGTTGTTTGCACCTAAAGTACATACAGCTCTTTCAGACAGGAAGTTTACTTCCATTGCATCCAAGTCAGAAGTTCTTGCTCCACCAGCTGAACCAGTAATCCAAGTTTTATATCTTCTGTCTTCAGTTTCTGAAGCTCTATATCTAACATGTAAGAAAGGTCTCTTAGCATTCTTACCTAAGATTTGATCGTATACAGTAGTTGAACCAGCTGGTACTAATAGACCATTGATTGCTCCACCAACAACGTCACCTCTCATTGTAGGATCGTTAAGGTATTTCCAGTCAGACTTATAGAAGTCATAACCTCTTCTAAATCCTGTAAATCCAAGATTTAAAGCCATGTCTTTGTCATTGTCAAAAAGACCATAAGATGTACCTCCCGCTCCGTAAGAGTTTTGAGAAGCAAGCATATCGTCAATATCAAAAGAAAATTCTCTGTTTACGAAAATTACGTTTTCTTCAATTGAACCTTGCTTATCTAGTCTTTGGATAATGCTATCGAACTGAGAAAGTGTTTGTGGATTTCCTCCGCCCCAAACGTTTCCTCTGTTTCCTACTACATAGAATACACCGTCAGAACCGTTAAGGTTTGCTAAAGATGCTCCAACACCAGAATTTTGTAAGAAGTCTCCAGCACCAGATCCAGCGTCAGCAGGAACTGCTTCTAACATTGCTGTTTCTAAATAGTCTTCGAATCTTAATCTAGTGTCATGCTCAGACTTTAAATACCATAAGTATCCGTTTACTCCGTCTTCACCTGAAACCTCAATCCATCCGATTTGAGCCATATCAGAACCAGAAACAGAATATTTGTCTTTGATAATAATTGGCTTGTTGTCGAAAATTAAGTCATCAGATTCGTTAGAACCAACCATTCCGTTTGTTCCTTTATTAAATTCTGATCCATATATAAATATATCACACTCTGCTGTGTTGCCCATTGCTTGACCGCCAGCTTCATAGTAAGCTATCACGACTGTTTGAGCTCCACCTGCTGCCGATGCTGTTTTTACAATACCTTTGTTAGATAAGTTAGAACCAGGAGTTTTGTCGCTGATCATAACTGTTTGTCCAACTCTTAAAGCTGATGTGTTTTGTGATCCTAGCGCTGGATTAAAATTAGCGTTAGGAATAGTCCAAGTACCTTCTACAGCAGCTGCTGCTTGACCTGAAGTACATCCTGTGTACTTAATGTGTAGTCTTCCTTGTTCTGCCCATTTAATAAGGTCAGAGTTAGAAGGCATTTCTGCACCAACCATTCTAAGGAAAGATGCAATTGTTCTGTTACCATATCTTTCGAATTCTTTTTCATAAGTATCAGGTAGATACTGATTTAAGAAATCAAAATTATTGATGTAGTTTGTACTTACAGGCACTTGTTGTGCACTTGGTTGTAAGTCAAAACCTGGGGTTAAATTTACTGCCATTGTTTTTTAATTTTTTTAGTTTAACTTTTTTTAATACTTCTAATTCTGAGTCCTCTTCCACTATCTGTATTTCCAACTGGCCTTATTTTCATACCGTCTTTTGAAACGGCTTGTGGAGCCTGTCTCATATCCATATTAATGTTTTTAGATTTTCTAGTAACATTGTCTACGGCATTTGAAACACCTTGTTCGTAAAAATACTGAGCAAACTTATCAGGGTTCATGGCAACAGATAAAGCTTTGTGATAACCTTTAGCGTCTGACATTAAACCTTTTTCATCCGTATACTTATTAATAAAATTACCAATGTCTTTTTGAACATTTTTAACCTCATCAGCTGTGCCCGGCTTGTAAGTAAAATTATTTTCACCAACTTTGAAATCAAAACCTTTGAAATCATTGTTAAAAACCTCGTTGGTTTTATTTAAGAAATAATCATACCTCTTTTTGTTTTGCTCTTTAACAGTTTTAGATTCATCAAGATAACTCTTATAAGCATTTAAATTTTCTTTTTGATCAGCAGATAATCCATCCCCACTTGACTCAAGAGGAACTTTATATTTATCTTTTTGTTCATTCAAAAACTTTTTCGCTTTCGCAAGTTCTCGTTTTTTCGCTAACTTAATCTTCTTAATATCTTTTGGATCGTCAATTTCTTCATCGAAATCAAACTTATCTTCAATAATATCTTGAATATCTATTGCGTCTAACCCTTCTTCAGTGTTAGAGTAATAGTTAGCAAGTACAGAATTGTCATCCATAGAATCATAGTCTTTTTGCAAATTGTAAAAATCCTGTATGTTTCTACCGGTTTCTTTTTTGTACTTCAAATACGCAGACACATCTTCAGGTAATGGTTCGTTTGCCTCTTTTTCCGCAAACAGTTCGTCAACTGAATTTATATCTTTGTTATATCTATCTTTAATATAAGAAAGAACGTTGTCATCATTTAACTCTAATGACGGAGTTTTATCTTCTACAGGTTCAGTTTTTTCTAACTGAACAGGTTTGTTAGTGTTAACTTTTTCCGCAACTTGTTCTTGTTGTGGAGTATCTTCAAACTTTTCTTCATGCTTTTTTAAAAGTTGCTCTTCAACTTCAGCACGGGATTTTTCTTCAACCAATCCAAGGTCTTTGACTTTTATTTCCATTTAATTAAATTTTATACAAAGTTAAACAATATTTATATTATTTTTTTAGCCTATCTTGGCTCAAACTCTGCCAGATCAAAACCATCTAAACTATCCTCGTTTGATTCAAAATTTACAGGAGGTAAATTATTTTTACGCTGCTCTATTAATTTAGATTGCTCTGTCGACTGTTGACTTACTCTTCTGTCTTTTGCCTTTTCTCTATCCTGTTCTCTTTGACTTAAATTAGATTGCTCCATACCTTTTAACTGCATTTGAAACTCAAACTCTGTTTGCATCAACTCTCTTTTTAATTGTGCTTCGTTTTTAAGTTTCTCAATTTCAAAAGCAACATCAGCTTGTCTGTATTGTATTTTAGCTTGTGATTCCATTTGTATCTTTTGCATTTCACCTTGAGACTTAGCTTGCTGTGCTTGCATTTGCATTTGTGCTTGCATTTGCTGTTCTTGTTGTCTTTGCTGCTGCTCAACTTCCTGTCTTTTCTTACGTTTTAATTTTAAAAGTTGATTAGCCATTTTAAGATTATTTAACTCCCTAATATCTATAGCGTCTTCTAAGCTAATATCTTTTTGTGACAATGCCATTTGAATGTTTTGCTCTAGCATTGCTTTTTGCTCTTCATCAGGTGCCATTTCTATAAATATACCAAAGTCATACAAGTATAAATCTTTTATATCTTCTAATATTTTTAAATTATACTTTCCTATTTGCATAGCAAACTCATCTTTAAAATCTGAATACTCTAATATGTCTGCTGTTCTTATTGACAAACACTCCGCAATTGTTCTTGTTATATATAGACTGCCTTGAAGTACATGCCTAGTTGCTGTATTAGAATTTAAAGCTGCTAATTTTTGAACACCGACTAAAGAGTTAGGATCTGGCGTTGAGCCATCTCTTGCTTCGTTTAGTCCAGTTACCGCTCTAATCATATCTAAATAATGATTATAATTAGCAATAAGCATTTGCATTTTACTTGCACCGCTATTAGATGTTAATTGAGTAATTGGAACTCTAGCATTATTAAACTCGCCATCTTGAGTATAACTTCTACCGACAACACTACCTGTTTGGAAATACAAGCGCAATGCATCTTCTGGATTATATGCGTTTCCTGTTCCTAGATCAACCTCGTTTAAACCATCTGCATCAATAAATACTCCATCAGGCACAACTCTTGATACCACTTGTTGAATTTTTAAATGTGTCATTTGAATTAAGTCTGCAAAAGGAATCATTCTTCTTACCAAAGACTCTAAAGAACCTTTATACATTCTAGGTGCTGCCGCTACATAATTTGGCATCGCATACTGATTAGAAGATTTTGGTCTTACCATGTTTTCTGATAGTTTCCATTGCAGAATAATATTAGTTCCCATAACCATAACACCATCATACCATACGTCGATTCTTTTAGTTACCTTTTCAAACTTTCCTTCGTCCATCATTTCCTGAGGAGGATTAAACTGATCGTCCTTTTCAACTGTCTTGTATGATCCGTCTGCTAGTTTTTTTCTTTTGTACACAAACGAATGTGTTGTTTTATAATTAAAATACATTAACGTTGCAGTGTCTCTGTAGAACATACTATTTTCGTAAAACTGCGCAGTATTAAAATAATTATACCATGACTGACTGTACTTAGCAATCTGGTTTAAATCTTCATTTGTTAAATCTGGATCAATCTTAATTAGCTCTGTCATTGGAACTGTTTTTATTTCTCCCCAATAAAAGCAATCTTTAAAATACGGATCTTCCGTATAACTATAAACAACGTTAGCTGGATCTACATAATCTAGTTTCACGCCAGAGCCAGGTAAAAATTGATGTTTAGTAATTCCAATACCTATTGTTGTTAAATCATAATCAACTCTACTTCTAATATCATTGTAATGGTTTTCAGCCATTAAGGTATCAATAGCCGTTTCTTGCGCTATTTCAATAGCAGGCTTATATTTCATATTCATGAACAACTCCATTTCATCATCACTTTCTGGTAGTTCGTCTGGATTCAATGTAAATGCATTAACATTAAAATCTGCTTGTAGTTGCTCAAATAAAGGTTTTGCTAATACCTCACCTTCTACCATTTCTTGAAACTCATTTCTTTTCTCAGCAGACAACGCATCCTCAGCGTAGGCTTTAACTTTAAAAAGTCTGTCTGACATTCCGTTTACTACGATGTCGACAAACTTTGGTATTATAGGTACGGGTGACCAATCTAAATTCAGATAACTTAAGTCGCCATCTATTGCTAATTCATTTTTGTATTTTGCTACGGATTGCTCTCCTCTAGCATACAAACGTAGTCGCATAAACTCACTCCATTGACTATAAAATCTACATGAGCCGCTGTCTCTTCTAAACCATTCGTATTGTATTGCTTGACCTATTTGTAATCCGTACTCTACAGTGTCTTTTGTAGCGTCAGAAACAAATTGATCTGGAAATGCAGCAGCCTGTATATCTATTGTTACTTCTTTCATTTATTAAGTAATTGACTTACTGAGTTCTTGTTATTATATCTCGCAAAGTTAATGCTTATTTTTGATTGTTTTTGAACGGGTGTATACAAGTGTTTTTGATTTGCCATAATTGCTAAACCAGAACTAATCGCAGCATCAAACTTTGTTCTGTTTGTTATGTCAAATTTAGCCCAGTCTTCTAGTGTTCTTTGAAAATACATACTACCTATATCGTCTTTTTCTCTATAATCTCCTTCAAAATCTAATCCTACATATTTCTCAATATACGACTCAATAGCTGAGGCGTGAGATTGCTTAACATCTTCAGATGAGTTTGGAATACCCCCTAACTCTCTTTCAGTCTTAGATAACTTATTATAAGTTTTATCCGGTCTGTTTAAACAAAAGCCTCGGTATCCTCTATTTTTAAAATGATACAATAAACGAGGTTTATTATTTTCACATAATATTGGCATGCCATAAAATATACACGCCATTAAAACTTCTTCAAAAAATATCTCAGCGGTTTGAGGTCTAGCAATATATTCTAAAAAGAATTCATTACTAGGTGCATCATCCATATTAAATTTTGTCTGCCCATGTAAAGCTCCGTTAGAACCTTTACCTACTACAACTCCTGAAATATCATAAGAGTCACAACCAAACGATCCAATATGTTCATTGCCTGGATACATCTTTCCACCCTTCTTAATCACATTGTTTTGAAGAGAAGCTTTAGGGATGTAAGTTACAAAAAATCTACCTCTTTTATTTGGGCTCCAGATTACCTTAGAATCTTTTATACCATCTTTCCAATGGAACCCACCTTGAGTCATAAAGTGTCCCATATTTATAGAATCATTATAATCTATTTGCTGGTATATTTTTGTTAAATTAAATAATGATTGTTTGCTTTCATCTCTAAACGCATGTGACTCTGTTCTAGGAAACTGTCTATAAAATTCATTTAAAGCGTCAGGATCTGAAGTTAATGATTCAACCTCGTTAGTCCAGTAATCTACAGCCCCTTGAGTAATAGGCTCTTTGTCTATTCCTTTAATAGGTTTGTCTGGATTCTTGAACACAGGCATACCATACATGTCAATAAAACCTTCCATATTCCACTCCATAGGAATAAACAGATTATACAAACCGCTTTTTGTTTGTCCGTTAGAGTTTCTGTTTCTGCAATCAGATGACTCAAATAAATCTTTAAAATTTCTACCACCTTTATCTAACGCATTTGATGTAGATCCCATCATACATTTACCTATGACTTTACTACCTAATCTTAAACATGTTTTGGTTACACGCCAGTTGTTTAATATATTCTCTGGCCTCTCCCATTTACCACTTTCATCGTGTAACAATAACTGTAACTTCTCACCATCATAACTATTATCAGATGTATTCTTCCAGTCAATTGTTGTGTCTAATCCTTCAAGCTCCTCTTCACTTACTGTATACATATTCTTTTTAGTAATCTTAGAAGCTGGAACACGATAAGCTAATTCTGTTTTAGGCTTATCCATACCATCTTGTATAGGTTTAAAAAAGAAAGGATAGTTGTTTGATATTGGCACTATCTTATCTGTAAACATCTTCTTTGCATCCGCACCAGTTTTTGATAGTATACCTATTCTAGAATCTTTAGTTATTGTCGCTGTGTTAACACCTTCACACGAGCTCATAAATGAAAACCCAGAACGTCTTATTTTTAAATAACACATACCAAAACTTCTTTTATCAGCTTTGCATGCCTCCCAGAATATATAGAACAAACGATTTGCTTCTCTAAAGTCTGGATGACCAACGTCAATCTTTGTCCATTGTAAATACATATAATGTGTTCCTGTAATATAAGTAGGAACACCGTTATTCATAAACCAAAAACCTTCTTCTCTCCTATCAAACTCTTGTTCGATATAATCCACCCATTTGTTCTTGAATTGTATCGGAGCTTCATGCCATTGAAATATTGACTGTATTCTTTTTAATTCTTTACTTATTTCATGCGCCTCCCAATACTGATCATCTTTTTTTTTGGATCTTGAATAAACTTTTGTAGGAGCTTTTGGTAATGCAATATGTAGGCCATTTATTTCTATGACATCACCTATTTGACCTGACTTAGATATAACAACAAAATTATATTTTTCGTTATAACCATAAGTCCAAGTTCTTGCTTTATTCTTTGTAGATAAAACATTTTTTGGAACTACTCTAGTTAGTGTAGTGTATAAGTTATTTAGATCTTGATTCTGCAAATCCTTTAGGGGTATTATTTTTCTTTATATCACCACCCTCTAATAATTGCTTTTCGTCTTCTATTCTTTTAAGGATCTCAAAAGCGTCAAAGATAGCAAGCTTTTTAGTAGCAGCAGCATTTTTTAGTCTGTCAGCAGCTAACTCATCATCCTTATCGTATTTAATAATATCTTCTTTAGCTACCTTTATTAATTGTATAACAGCTTTTTCTCCAGCTTTTATTATTTGTTCTTTAATATCTTTAATATCCATTTACATAATCATAGTTATGTTATCTGTAAACATTCTATATAGCTTTTCATCTTCTACATAAAACTCATACTCAGACTCAGGAGTAAAAGACACTTCGTCTCCTACCTTTACACCTAAGTTTTTTAAGTCTTGATTGTTATATTTAACAACACCCATAAGAGGTTCTTCTTTTCCGGTCTTTCCTAAAAAAGATTTTTTTGGCGGAATAGGTTTTATAAAACAATACTTAGAATGGCTTTTCCACTCCTCTTTATTATAATACAAAAAAAATTGATCAAAGTCAATAAAGAATAAATCGTCTTTAAAAAAGCTTTTACCACTTTTCTCACGCCCGTACATGTCATTGTAATATTTAAAAACATTATGATGTACTAAAAGTATGTCACCTATATTGACATCTCCTGAATAATTTATTGGAGTTGACACCACTTGCGCATACCTATTAGCCGTTTTATGATCTTCTTTTGATACGCTAATTAAAAAATCTAAGTCTCCTATTTTTTTTACGTTATCATACCTAGTGCCGTTTACAGGACGTACAATAAATGAAAATGGAGATTGCATTAAAAGTTTATATTATATTCGATAGAAATAGGTAAGGTAGTTTTAAACTCTTTCCATATAACAATTTCTTTATTTTTTTCTATCCAAATCTTATATGAACTTGCGCCTGAGTCGTGCTGTATTAAATGAATAATATAAGATCCTCCAAGAACATCCTGCCCTACTATGTAATGCATAGCTCCAGACTTATAGTCTGCTCCTATTGAAATCTTTCTAATGTCCATTTAATTAAAATGTAGAATCTAATTTTAGCTTTCTGTATGTAATATTTATATATAAAGTTCCATTCCCTGCACTTGGACTAGCCAAACCACCTAATGTTATTCCTGCGTTTTCTGCAATAAATTCAGCAGGTGAAGGATCGTTTTTATATACTTTTTTACTTGCAGCGTTTAATAAAAGCAGTGGCAATGGTTCTTGAATACCGCCTTGTGTTATATTTAAAGTATTTACAAAATTATAAGGAGTTGATCCTGGAATCATTAAGCTTACAATTTGACTAACATCATACACATAACCGTCTCCAGGAGGAGCTAGCAATGTGTATGGTTGTGCTGCAATTACTTTTAAATAAGTTTCTGGAATAGCTATTGTAACGGACGTAGTATTTAAGCCAAATAAAGTTTGTAAGTTTTCTAACGTACAAGTTTTAGTGTTTAAATTATTCTCTGCATCTGTTAGCACAAAGTAATCCGGCAGTGTAGGAATTATACTTGAGTACGCTGTGGTATTACTTATTCTAGCCATTGTTTTATTTTATAGGTTCTGCTTCTACTGCTTGCGGTTTTTTAGTGACAATACCTGTTGCTAAATCAATAACAGCATCTTGCCCATATTTCTCCGCTAATTTTTTCTCTTCAATACCAAACGCACCTCTTAAGTCTTCTAAAGATTTTAGATTCATTTGCTGTCTTAATACATTATCAGCAATCTCTAATTTAGCTTTAGTAAAGTCTTGGTTTAGTTCTTGAATTTTTTTTAATTCGTCTTCAGTTAATTTAATTTCACTCATTTTAATTTATTTTTAATGTTAATTTAATTTATGTAAATATAGTAAATATATTATTCTTCTTCAACCGGCGGAATCGGTGCTGGGTTATCCCATGTAAAGTATAAATCTTCATCTATAGGATGCTTCTCTAAATCTATTTGTTTAGATAAACTTGCTTCCATGTCAGCTACAGGAAGCCCTGCTTTTAGCCAGCTAATAACTACATTCTCAAATCCTTCGTTATTAGCGTAAGGAACAAAAGGTGTTGACGGATCATACTTTAAAGAGTAAGTTCCTATTTGACTAGCGGTGTATTGCGACTCTTTGTCGTCTTGAGCGGTATACGTCCAGTGTACTGTGTAGATTACGTTTTGATTCCCATCTTCTTCGATACGGGCGTTCATTTGATTTATTGTCCATTTATAAATATTTGCCATTGTTTAATATTTTTACAAAGATATGAATTTTATAATTATGATTTATTGGTTTTTAATATTCTGTTTTAATATAACACTCCCAACCATGATCATTACTATGAAAACCAGAAAAACTTATTTTTATTTCATTTGTATTTGCCGAAGGTAAAGAAACAGTTACGCCAACACCACTAAAATCGTTTGTTGCAACCGTAACAAGTGTTACAACACCTGTACCAATTTTAGATGAACCACCCCCATCATTTCTCCAAATAATAATACCATCAAATAATCTAGTTGGCCAGCCTGATACTCTAAGTCCTAATGTTCCTCCAGACGGGTTAGAGCCAAAAAGAGCTACTGGATCAAAAGTATAATTATAACTAGATCCTCCATAAGAAACAAAAAGATTTCTTGGGACACGCATTGTTGATCCAGTTGCTGTTGCTGCAAGAATTTCTCTATAAAACAAAGCGTCTCCAGCATTGTTTATTGTTAATCTAGAATCTGATAAAGTAACATTATTACCATTTACTTCATTATTGACTGCTAATATTAATTCGCCACGACCTTGAGTTGTAGTTCTTTTAAAGAATATTCCTGCCTTTACATAAGTATTATTACTTAGCATACTAAAACCAATACTAGCAGAATCACCATCTGTGTCATTTTCGTTTACTAAAAGTAAATTATTCGCATCTCCTGATACGTCACCAGTTACAGTTAATTTTCTACCAGGCGAAGTCGTCCCGATCCCAACTTTTCCGTTTTTAAGAGCTATACTACCTAGAAAACCACCTGTTGAAGCATAATTTTGTATTTCTAAAAAATCAGCTCCACTATAAGCACCATTTATTTGAAAAGCAGCATAGTTAGAATCATATATT